CCCCCTTGGGGGCACGCTCGCACATGGCGAGGGCAGTTCCAAATGGAACTGTGAGATAAAGGGCTCGCCCTTTTCTCTATCTAACGAAAGGATCCCAAACTGTGGTTCGAGACGCCTATACGAGAGATATTCTCTCTCCTACCTACTATACTAAGACAACCGTCTATCATAGTGATGGTAGAGAGAGCGTCTACGAGAGACAGACATCGGCCATTCATAGAAGGGCCGCTGGCTGGCGAGGTGACCTCGTCAAATCTGACGGAGTCAGGCCCACTCGATACAAAGCTTTTCGCTTTGAATCGATCCCCCATGCGTATTCTTACGAGAAGACGACATGGCGGTCAGGTGCCCACGACATCCAGCGTCATGCTGGATACTCCCAAGAAGGAGCAATAGGTCATGGATCACTTGAGGGTTACGTAGACGATGTGCGTTTCCCTAATCGACTCGACAATCGAGCGATTAGTGCCGTTATAAACGACGCTAGAGATAGCAACGTTGACATCGGTCAGCTCCTGGGGGAGTTCCCTCAGACCTGGTCGATGATGGCAAGAAACGCAATTTCCGTCCTATCAGCTTATCGAGCTGTTAGGCGCGGGAACATAGGCTTAGCCCTCAAGCATCTTGGTATATCCAAGCAGAGTCTCAGGAAGTTTCCTAAAACTGCTGCTGATGCTTGGCTCACTTTGAAGTTTGGTTGGCTACCAATGCTTCAAGGTGTTTATGACGTATCTCAGTTGAAGTCATCGGACTTTCGTCCAAAAGGCTTTTTCGAAGCCAAAGGCTACGCAACTGAAGATATGTTCATGGGCACATACCCCAATGTGAGCGGTTCGCACACAAAGGGTGTAGAAATAGGAATTGCCTACTCAGTTGATGACCCGTTCTGGGCTAATCTGAATTCGCTAGGTTTAGCGAATCCAGCATCACTGGCGTGGGAACTCCTGCCTATGTCTTTCGTAATCGATTGGTTCTTACCAATCGGTCGAACGTTCACCGCCCTTTCTAACGGCGTTGGACTTTCGTTTCATCACGGCTATAAGACCCGCTTCTCCAGAGGGTCTTTCGAGTACGGACCTGATTTGCCTACTGGCTATTCAGGGATCCCGCAACGATTTACCGTGAGCGTCTCAGGGATGAGTAGAACAGTTTTATCTACTTGGCCCCGCCCAACGATGGCAATTCCGTCACCGTTGAACCAAAACCAGGGTACAACTTTGTTGGCCCTGCTAGCTCAGAGGACATGATACATGCCTTCTTTTGCCAATGTGGTGATCGCGGACTCTGTCCCGACCAACCACACTTTCAAGCCGCACTCCATTGATACCAATGGCGTAGCGCGTCTTGTCGAGTCAGACGGAACCCCTATCGGGGATAACGTTCTGACCGTTGCCGCTCGGAAGACACTTCACAAGTATAAGTGTCGTCTCGTTCTGCAAATGCCAAAGACCGTCACAGAGACGATCAATGGCGTGACTCGCGAGACCGTTGAGAACGTCGCCTTTGGCGATGTCAACTTGACGTTTGACCAGTCTTCGACGCCTGAAGAGCGCAAGAATCTTATTCGGCTTCTGTCGAATGCTCTTGCCGGGGACACCATGATTGACGGTGTCCTTGTCGATCTCGAAGGGGTATGGGGATGAGGATCTTGAGCGTTCTGAAAAAGCTCAGGCACTTCATCTCCATGGCTCCAGGAATATCTAAAGACCTGGGCCTCCCTTTGGCAGTTGTAATCATAGCCTTCGGGTTGCCTCTTACGGCGATCTACGGCTTCCAACAAGCATTTCCTAATGCTGATTGGCTGATTACCTACTAAGCCATAACGGCTGAGATCTTGCTCTAATCCAAAAGGATATGGCTATGAAAACTGACACAAGTCAAGCTCACGGGCGTTTTCATAAGAAAACGTCACGCGATGTCAACTATTTGCCAGAACACGTTGCTTCCGGTTTCGAGGACGGGTTGGTCGATCTAATCAATCGACTGGCCCTATCCTTTGGAGCCAAGGGTTCTTACCTCCTCTCTGAGTTCAAGTCCAAATACTTGGATCCTGATGTGGTATCCCCGGAAGAACGTCGCCACAATGCCATTGAGAAATGGCTTGCGGCGGAGCGGTTCAACAGCAAAACAAATCAACGTCTCTATCTTGGAGACGTTGACTTTGGCTGGGTGCATTCCGATACTCTTATCGAAACGACCAGATCTTTCATAAGAAAGACCTTGGGACCCGTGCTATACCCCGAAATTGTGTGTGGGGAAGCACATACGAATGGCGCTTCTACAAGCGTCTCTCGTAGTCCTACAGCTGCTGTTGATAAACTCACTGGTCAAGCACACGTGTCATCAACTGCACTAAAACACTGGCTCCAGAGGGCAAAAAACACCCGTCTGAGTGACCAAGTGATAGTGACAGACGATGCAAGTGTACTGTTCACTGTACCAAAGAAGACTGATATCGACCGTGTGGCTTGTAAAGAGCCATCCGGCAACCAGCTTCTCCAGAGATCCTTAGGTGTTCACATCCGTAAACGCCTTAAGCGCTGTGGGATTGATCTTCGTGATCAAACCGTTAACCAGCGACTAGCCGCCTCAGCCCTTCAGGAGGGGTTGGCGACTATCGATCTCAGTTCAGCGAGTGACACTATATCTAGACAACTAGTATATACACTGTTGCCTGCTGACTGGTATGACCTCCTTGATGATTGTCGAGTCAAATCGACGATTATTGATGGAGTTACCCACGAGCTGGAGATGTTCAGTTCGATGGGTAATGGTTTTACCTTTGAATTGGAGTCCTTGATATTTTGGGCTCTCACCCGGGCGATATGTTATCACTCGGGTGTTAAAGGTAAGATATCAGTTTATGGTGATGATATCATTGCACCTTGTGCAATAGCTCCTCGTTTGGCACGCATTTTTGCGTGGTTTGGCTTCAAGGTTAATCCCAAGAAGTCGAACTGGACCGGTTTATTCCGGGAGTCCTGCGGGAAACATTACCATAGCGGTGCCGATATAACGCCTTTCTACCTTCGGGAGAAAGTCCGTACTAAAACGGATGTTATACGGCTCCTCAACCGCCTGCTTGAATGGGCAGGACGTGACCTCGGCTTCATCGTCGAGGACGAGATACTTGAGTTCCACCACAAGTGGGCCCAAGTAATCCCCAAAAAACTTTGGGGAGGAAATGATGTCGACGACATCACTTCTCTCGTTACGGGACACTCCCCTCGGGGACGCCTCCTTAGCCCTCCCACTTCTAGGACGGCTAATCAAGTTTTCGGACTTGACGTACACGTATGCGATGAGACTTCATGTCTTACGCATTGGTTGATGGTACGACCATTATCGGGTTCTGAACCGATAATGGCCCACGCCCCACGGTTTGGCCGCCTAAGAATAGGTAACCAACCAGCGTGGAGTGAGCGTACTGCGTGGAGACCATGGCTATTACTTAGCCATGTGTCTGCACCCAGTGACACACATACCTAAACGGATGTGTGCCCCCTGCTTGGGGGTGGGACTTCTTCGCTCGGGCAGGTGGTGTAGACCACCTGCTCAATAAACTTTGCGGAGAAGTAGAAGAGAAG